TGATGGATACATCAAAGTTACTGCTGTGATACAGAAGTTCTTTGACCAGGCAATCTCTGGTAACTGGAGTTACAATCCAGAAATGTATCCTGACAATGAAGTGCCAGTGTCTGTGATGGCAAAAGACCTTCTTACCACCTACAAGTATGGTTGGAAGACATCTTATTATCAAAACACATATGATGCTAAGAAAGATGGTGAAGACGAACCTGCAAAGGAAAACGTTGACGAACTTATTAACCAACTGCTAGAATCGGAGGAAGAAGACTGTGAGTCCTGCAAGATCTGAAGTAAACCGAATGACCGTATTTAACAGCAACAAAGTAGACACAAAGAAACAACCTATGTTTTTTGGTCAACCTCTGGGAGTCCAGAGGTATGACTCTTATAAGTATCCTGTATTCGACAGATTGACCCAGCAGCAGTTGGGTTATTTCTGGCGTCCTGAGGAAGTATCACTTCAGAAAGACCGTGCAGATTACCAAACTTTATCGCCAGAGCAGAAGCACATCTTCACTTCTAACCTTAAGTACCAAATCATGCTGGATAGTGTACAAGGGCGTGGTCCTGGGATGGCTTTTATCCCTTACTGTTCACTCCCTGAGTTAGAAGCATCTATGCTGGTGTGGGAGTTTATGGAGATGATTCATAGTCGCTCCTATACTTACATCATCAAGAACGTTTATCCTGACCCCAGCGAAGTGTTTGACACTATCCTGGATGACGAAAAGATTCTCAGTCGTGCTTCTTCTGTTACTGAGTCATATGATGATTTCATCGAGTCTGCTCATCAGTATGATGGCAGCACCATGTGGCAACTTGCCAATGAAGGACATGCCACTGGTCAGTGGGAACGTCTGGAATTGAAGCGTAAACTGTATCGTGCAGTTGCTAACGTGAACATCTTGGAAGGTATTCGTTTCTATGTTTCTTTCGCATGTTCTTTTGCCTTCGGTGAAAATAAACTTATGGAAGGTTCTGCAAAGATTCTTTCTTTAATTGCTCGTGATGAGTCACAGCACCTTGTACTTACTCAGAACATTCTGAACAAGTGGAAGGATGGTGACGATAAGGAGATGCAACAAATTGTTGGTGAAGAAGAATCTTATGTCAAGACCATGTTCCAGAATGCTGTGAACGAGGAGAAAATGTGGGCAGATTATCTGTTCAAGAATGGTTCTATGATTGGTCTTAATGAACGTTTGTTACATAACTACGTTGAGTGGGTTGCCAATCGTAGAATGAAAGCGATTGGTATCAAACCGATGTTCGATATCCCTGCTAAAAACAATCCTTTGCCCTGGACAGAGCACTGGTTAAATAGTAAGGGTCAACAAAATGCACCTCAAGAAACGGAGATTGAAAGTTATGTCATCGGAGGAATCAAACAAGATGTCAAATCAGATTCGTTCGCAGGATTTTCTTTGTGATGCTGAGTGGGACTCATTTCTAGACCAAACCGACCAACCAGGTAACCCTTTCGCGGAGGCACAATGGGAAATGGAAAAGAAAAAAGCACAGCAACAAGAAAGAAACACTAGACATAGTGTTGATAAGGGTCAAGAGTTTATCAAATCTGGTATGACCCTTATCACAGATATTGAGTCCGACAAATACTTAAGAAAAGTAAAAAAGGTATCGGACTGAACTACACGTCAGAAGAATCCATGCTATAAATATAGATGTAACGAAAGTTACAACTTTACGTTCATCTTACAATGTTCAGTATTCTACTAGCATTGACCTTAGCCCATCATAATGACGGTTCACCCTATGGGTGGCACATGACTTGTGAAAGGTTTCTTCAACGACGTTTAGAAATCCAAATAGACCCCAACTTAGATCAACGGTCTAAGTGGAATCTAATTGGGTATCTCAAAACAAAAGTGGAGGGTCAATGTGAAGGTACATATACATAGTAAGACGCAAGTAAGTCGCGGAACGGAGCGTTCACCCCATGTTTGAATTACTACTGTATTCATCAATGGCATGTCCAGACGCTGATGCTTTGGTCCTTCGGATCCAACAGCATGAGCACATGGAAGCAGAGATTAAACTCGAGCTGGTTGAGACCGTAAAGGAATCTGTACCAGAGTGCTACTGGGGCGCAAACGACTGAAGGAACGGGGAAACGGATCCTGCGAAAGCAGAGAAGGTTAATCACCCACTTCAGGAGAAAACAAATGAACACACTTACTATCATCAAGAAGCAGATCGAGAAGGCAGCAGCACTGCACGATGCACAGATTGCTATGACCACCTATCGTGGTGTCAAGTTTGAGTGCAAGCAGGGTCAAGAGTCTGAGACTCATGGCACCTTCTGCTATCGCGGTCATACTTATACCAAGTGATGTCATGGAAGCACTACAAGTTGCTGGGATCGTATCCCTCAGTTGTGTTGCGGTAATGTCATTACTATACGGCGAAATTTTACTTTTAACCAAGTCTTGATTTCGTAACAAAGGACCCAAACGGGTCCTTTTTTGCTATTCTAAATACTGATAACCTATACAGGAGAGTCATGAAACTTTTTCTGGACTGTTCTGATCCTGAGCTTATTGCTCATGCCTTTGAGACTGGATTAATCGACGGAGTTACTACAAATCCCAGTCTTATGTTGAAAGCGGGTAAGAATCCTAAGGAAGTTATCAAGGAGATTTCTTCAATCTTTCCTTGGAACTCCTCTATTTCTGCTGAAGTAGTCGGGGACACTGCCGAAGAGATGCTGGACATGGCACAGGATTACCTGGACATTGGACCAAACATCACCATCAAAGTTCCATGCACAATCGAAGGATTGAAAGCATGTAGAGAACTATCGGACGATGATGTACATGTAAACGTAACATTAATTTTTAGCACAGCACAAGCAATTCTTGCTGCGAAAGCAGGAGCAAGATATGTTTCTCCTTTCGTTGGACGTGTGTACGACCAACATTGGAATGGCATTCATTTGATTGAGGAGATTGCAGATGTCTTTGCTACACACCAAGTTAAGACTGAAGTTCTTGCTGCTTCTATTAGAGAACCTATGCAAGTATCCGATTGCTTTAGAGTGGGTGCTGATGTATGCACTCTGCCTCTTCCAATCTTCTATAAACTCTACAAGCATATTCTTACCGATAAGGGTTTAGAATTGTTTGATAAAGATTGGAAGGAACTTCAAGAAAAAATCTAATGCCAAGGAGTATCATGCTGAAAGTAGATTTGGAAGCACGTCTTTATAAACTAAAGACAGCACTTTTTGAAGGTGAACACAGTGATAAAAGTGGTGACTGGCACGACGGTCACCATGATGCACTGAATAAAGTATAGATATCCTGCAAGAGTATAGAACATGAACGAAAAAAATGTAAAAATCTTGCTTCGAGATCTTCAGTTCCTTGTAGCGGAACTGAAGTCCGAGGTATATTCGGACACAGAATCTTACCTAGATAAAGAAGACGTGCGCCGAGTGCGAATAGAAGATGACGACGGAGAAACAGACTGATTATGAAAACCCCTGGATTTTTAACGGACACCCTTTTTTATCTGAGAACATTGACGACCATTTCGGTTTTGTCTATTGCATTACAAATACACTCACAGGTAAAAGATACATCGGTCGCAAATACTTTCACCAACTACGAAAACCTAGAGGTGGAGGTAGGCGAGTTAAAAGTGAAAGCGACTGGAAAAAATACTACGGAAGTTCTGCTGAACTTACTGAAGACCGCAAGAAGTTCGGAAATCTGGTCTTCAAACGAGACATTTTAAGCCTACATAAAAGTAAGGGACTCACAAACTTTGAGGAGACCCGCCAACTTTTTCTCAACAATGTACTTACGGAGGCTATGAACGATGGGACGCCTGCTTTTTACAACTCAAACATTCTTGGTAGGTACATGCGAAAAGACTACTTCAAAACTGGCACAGACAGTTGACGCTCCCTGAGCAGTCTGCTATAATTACGAGGTAGTCAAGAGGGATTCCAATGAACGCAGAGTTCTACGAAACTGAATGCATCGAAGACGCACTGATGGATTTGCTTATCGATCGTCTGCATGATTCTGCTGCGCTTGAACAGGAAGACCAGACTACCGCTTGGGTCAGTAGCTCAGCGGATAGAGCAACTGCCTTCTAAGCAGTTGGTCGCAGGTTCAAATCCTGCCTGACTCGTTGCCCTTCGGGGCATACGGTCCATTGCTAGTAAACGTATGACTACAGCACAAAAGTTCTCGTCGTCTTTAGACATTCTCAGTGATGCCATTGACAGACAAGTAGCACTTGACATCGAGTATCCTATTCTTTATAATAAAGTTTTGAAATTTTATGAGGAGAAAGGTGTTGATTTCTATGGTGATGTAGATGAGGATTATGATATCCTCCTTACCAAACTCGAATCAGACCTATTTTATTATGAACCAAGTGAAAGTTCTTCTTGAACGTTTTCCTTATCGGTATGTCTCTGTTGGGATGCTCGACAACGGGCATCCTGACTACCGAATTCA